GCTATCGCTGTAACGGCAGGCGGAGCAGGTACAAGTGCAACAGGACAATTCGTTTCTGAAATTACTGTAATCGACTGATGACTAGATTACAAGAGGCAATCGGGCTAGGGTTGGTTCTTGGTATTATCCATGGATTAGTGCAACCCGCATATTCCGTGCCGGTGGTCCCAAACTTTACTCAGGGATCAATGTCTAGCCACACAGAAACCACTTCCAAAATAACCGAAACCATCAATTCGATGGATTATAACACAGGATATCAATATTCTGCGACAGGAAGTGGAGTAGAACCTACTGGTGGAACTTTAAGTCCCACAACTGGTGATATAAATGTAAATATAAATGGAGTGACATCATCATGGAAAGGAGTAACGGCAACTCCAACATTCAAACAATCAGTGCCAGGAGCAGCGTTTCAGTTCACAGAAACGTACTCAGGTCCGGGTCTCAGCAACCATACGATTATCCAGAGGGTAACCGAAGTCACAAGCGTAACGGACACTACAAGTATCTTCCAGCAGTAATTGCATTACTATTTGCATCTCCAGTCAATGCAGAAACTGTTGGTGGTGTTAGTGCAACTGCAGCTCCAGTAGCTAATAGCTCAGGTTCAGTGACAAACCAGGCGATTCAGGTTTTACAGGGTCCATATATCACTAATACTTATGGGGGAGGTATTCAGTGTCAAGGTCCCACTCTTAACTTCACCCCCTATGTAACTGGATCCCTTAGTCAACAACATCCATTCGAATCATATTATGATACTCCCGTTTATGATATGAGAGATATAGATGAAGACGGAGCACCGGATAATCCCGGAGATATTTTATACTATGTTCCGACAAGAACTGGACAGAAAAATAATTCTAACCTTTCAGTAGGTTTTAGTGCCACTTGGTCTAGACCATTGGACCAGGAGTTACAAAATCAATGTAAAAAAGCAGCAGCAACTCAGATTGCGTTGCAACAACAATTGACTGCTAATAAAAGATTGGATTTTGAAATAGCTAGACTTAAAAATTGTGGAACTTTGTTAAAGCAAGGAATCCGCTTTCATCCCAAGAGCCCTTATTATTCGATTTGTGCAGATGTGGTAGTTGACAATGTAACTCATATCAAACCACATCGCCATACTATTCCCGCCCCTTCAAAATCCGAATCGCCTTATTCCGAATCCGCTGCTGACCTCGGCGCTCCCTTAAAGACTCAATCTTTACCTTCTTCCCCCCAATCTGAGAAATCTTTTTAATAACTTTCTTAACCGTTGGTTTGATTACTCTCAAGAGTAAATCTGCCAGCGGTTTTGCTAATAGAGCAGAAGTAGTAGCAACCACAGCGATAGCAGCAGTTGTAGTTGCTGCCTCTGGTGCAGGAAGATACTTTTCTACCCAAGGAATTTCAGGTTCTGGTTCTGGTTCTTCCTCCACAATAGCAGTGACGGGTGGAGCAGTTTTAGGAATCTCTGGTGTCGGAACTTCTGGTGCTTTTGGTGTGGGTACTTTAGGAACTTCTGCTGGTCTAGTAATCGTTAGATTCTCTGGCGTATAATCTATCGGATTATATGACGGCATATTCCCATCACAAAAAACCCGAGCACCCTTTGGGTCATCATCAGTTAGTTTATCATTTGTTCCTTTTTTGTTATCAAGGTGTGCTTCAACACAACCAGGAATATTGATAACAGGAGAACCAATTTGTTGTGTTGCAGGAACAACAGGTGGAATTGATTGTGGTGGATTTGTCATCCAATTGGGGATAATGATGTCATTTACACGAATATCCCCAATTACAATATCACGAATCTCCATCAGTTAAAAAATTAAATATAGAAGTCCAAATAGAATGAAAGAAAACATATAAACCAAATGTTTGAGTTGCTTCTTTCTTAATCTGTTTCTTGTATGCAGATTGTGCCATGGTAATGTATCAATTTCAGTTATTTAACCGTTCTCATAGAATTCTCAGGGAAGACGCATTCCAGGTACAGAACCACCCTTATCTTCTCCCATAGGAATAGCACCACCAGTTGCTCCAGGAAGTTCAGGCATTGCTGCATCTAACATTCCAGGAAGTGCTCCAGCAATCGCTTCTGTTGCTGCTGCAGCAATCTTACTCTTAACAGATTCGATCATTGCATCTTTGTTAAGATAAACATAAGCACCGCCACCGACAATGGAAGCAGATACAACAAAAGACGACAACGCGAGTACATTGATTAGTTTTTGCATTAGATTAACGTACCTTTGGCACGACGAATTTCTCTTAGTTCTTCAAAATTTTTCTGTTTTGTTCCACCATCATACGCCCAAGCATAACCTTCCTCAATCATTATTTCGTTCAAGGAAAGTTCACTGTCTCCAATATAAAGCCACCCGAGGAGGCGACCATACTTGCCGACACCACCAACCAACTCAGTGCGAATAATAAGATCATCATCCCCACTAATGGCACCATCCAACTTCTCTTTGAGCCAATTCGTTGCTTCAATTCCCAACTCCTTTTCTTCAAGGTCCCTGGTCCTCTTTTCTGGTGTATCAACACCAGCAACTCTAACTCTCTCTTTCTTGAAGAGATCAAATCCAAGATCAATAGTTACATCAATGGTATCACCATCAACAACTCTATTAATCTCAACTACGCGGAAGTTGTAACACGACTTCCTGCTGGGTGGTACCATTACTCCCATAATTCATCTCCTTTGCTTCTAGTGCTGATGCAATTCCAATAATAGTTATAAGTGCAGTAATTACTGCACTAGCACCCCACACAGTTTTCTCAAGTTTACGAACTCTTTCACGAAGTTCATCAATCATTTTAGAATCGCCACCTTCTTCAAGTTGTTCTACTCTATGTTTCAGGAGTACTATCTCCTGATCCTGTTCCGCGTCTTTCAACTGAATCTGATTCGGCATCTTCCTCTAACTCCGAGTAGGCAAGTTTCATAATGGTATATATGTAATATGCAACGCCAATGAGGAGTATTATCAAAGATATAATAATACTCCAAGTAACATCGTTTATATCATTTAATGGTCTCAGAACAAGATTCATAGCTCTTTACTAAATCACTTACGTCTGGTGGAAATGGTTCACGATCCTTTTCTCTCACAGTTAAATGATCTGGGTCTAAGATTCTCATTGCTTCAGCAAGTTCTTGGAAATGCTGAATCTCATCATTCATGATTCTCCAAATATCTTTATCATTATAATCTTCATATGCAAGATACTTTGCATAAGTTTCAGCAGCGTGCATCTCTATTTCGTATGAGAGATGGTAAGCAGCGCGAGGAAATAACCAATAATAAACCACGTTAATCCAATAATAGACAAGGACGAGGTGTCTGGCAAAAAAACGATCAATCCAATAATTATTACCACCCCGACTTTCCATATATTCAAGATGTTCTGTTTCATTGACTGATTGCTCGAAGTGTTCTTTCATCAGATAGATGTGCCACTGACCACGTAAACCTAATGATTCACGTAAATGAAGCACACTCAAAAAAGCAAAATAGGGTGCCCGAGCAATCTCCTCAAGCACCCAAAATCTTTGAAAATGTCTACCTCTGTAGAGATAGTCAATGATTGAAATTGTAAATCCTAGTACAAACGTGTTTAACCTTTCCATATGCAATTAGGCATATGTAATTATCTATACTCCTATTTTATTGATATGTCAAGCAATAAGTTGATATGCTAACTTAACAATCATTAAATACTGATCCAACTTCAGAACCAATAGTTTCTCCTGCCTTCTGACCCAGCAACAATGCCCAACCAGATGCTAACCATCCAACATAAGGAACACTAGCAACAGCAGGAACTACCACACCCGCACTAATTGCGGTCCCTGCCATCGCACCTTGTGACCGTGCTCCAGCGTCCGCCACTAAACACTCTTCTTCTCGGGCAGTTAACTTTCCCTCGCCGTCTCCGACGATCCCTCCTAAATTACGAGTTCCATCCATAGTAAATTGATCTCGTCTCCATTCTCTTCTTTTCTCAGTGCCACCACCAAAAAATCCTTTCTTATTTTTGTCGAGACTCAGTGATTTTTGAGATTCTAAAATAGCAGGATCATTTGCTTTATATTCAATTTTGTAACCTTCCTTGGTTGCCTCTACCTTATATGAAGAGTATGGTGTTCCGTTTGGAATATTAATAGTTGGGACTCGCATCGTATGCGAATCTTTCCTGATTAGATGTCCCAACACACCGATGTGTGCAATTGCTACGACACTACCAATACTAATGGCAGTCCACTTGAGATAAGGTTTCATGGTTACATCTTGTAAGTGTCATCTGATTTTGGAGGTGCCTGTGTTAGTTGCACAGGTCCTTGTTCGATTCTGATTGTTTGAGAAGGAGCAGTTTGTGCCGCTTTTTCAATCAATCTTTCTACATCAGCTTTACTGATACCACCGCCACCATTTGCCTTATCACCATTTTTCTTTGCTGTCTGAACCCCGAACGTGGCTAAAACTCCGGTAAAGACGCTGGCTATAAAAGTTGGATCGAGTTTCTGTTCTGGAATACCCAGAGCAGGTGGTAACTTAATATACGCGAGGGTTAAAATACCACCAGACCATACTAAAATACCCAAACGCACAAAGGTAGAAAGAATAGCAAGTTGCTCTTCGGAATCTTCAACTTTTTCTTTGAATTTTCCGATGGGTCCTTTCTTGTCCATTTTCTTTCCTTCCTTTACTTCTTCAACTAGAAGTTCTGGCATTGGCTGCATACATGGCAGCTCTATTTATGGGTCAAGGATTTCTACAGAGATATTTGTGTGATTTATTTGATTGTATCTATGACAGAGAACATCACTTCCTTGATGTTCCCATTTGTGATATGCACTTTTTAAGTTCTGGATGTAATCAGTTCCACCGAGACCGACCATTTCGTCGGCAACGATTTTCTTGATTAACACATCTCTCGTTAAATGTGTCATATGTAAGAATAGTTTTCCAACAACAAACCCTTACATTATAAGACTTAGAGGGATTAATTCAAAGGGTTTGTCTTGGGTGGTTTTTATTCGCTATCTGCAGCGAATGATATTATTTAGTAAGATGACCATTTTCGACCAACCACTCACGGGTCATTGGAGTTGGTTCATAATCAGTCCACATCGTTCCTGCTGCACAAGACTCAAGTGCTGCTGCAGTCATGCCTTCAGTATGACCTGCCCAATATGCTTCCTTTTCCCAGGGAATTGCCTTTGGTTGCGATGCATAAGCACTCTTTGCGATTGCCTGATACATCTTAGGAACATCATCTTGATTATGAATGATAGCGATGAAATTATTCTCAATGCTACCTGCCATACAATCTTGAGCAGCGTGCCATCCCTCATGACGCATCACTGACATCATAGTACCAGGGCGATGCATATGAGCAACATTCAAAAAGAAGTTATTACTCACAGTATGATAGACACCACGATGACCAATTGGGAAGTATCGCATATCTGCTAGAAAAACTTTAGCTCCGACCTTATTAAGTGATCGGACGAGAGAGTTAAACTCATCAGCAACAATACTATAATCAATATCAGCCAGTTCCTCATTTTTATTAAGGTCAGAAACTGTTTTAAGTTCTTGAACATGATCGGTGCATTCTTGAAGTAACATGCATCCCTGAGCGTGAGGGGTGAAGTACTCATCTTCGTTAATTGGATCTGCAAGAACAGGAGTTCCAAAAGAAACTGCTGCCATCATTCCAATAATAAACTTTTTCACTCTTTGTCTCCTATGTATTCAAGTGATACGACATCATGGTCTGAAATATCTGGATTAAACCATTCAGCAAATTCTTGTTGAATAGAGAAGGCATCATCCAATGATTCTATAGACTCATATGTGTCGGATTCTGGAGTGACATAATCTTCAGAGAGTTTATGAATACGGTCAATCGCCCAATCGTGAACGTGACGCAAAGTATTCTCCAAAGTCTCCATAGTCTTTCCGCATATAGCGTCCTAGAATATTGCTATTATAGTATGCGGGACCTCCGTCGTCAAGTGCTTCTGATAACACATTATTCAAAAATAATTGTTTAGTCTCTTCAAAGTTACAATTGCCTTTGGTATCATGAACACTCAGTATTTCTCTACTGAAGATCTCTTTACCATACTTTTTTATATCTTCCTTTAATTCAGGACAACTCCCATAATACCGCTTCCAATCACTTTCTTGCTTGACCTTTCTCTTCTTTCCTGGTGGTTTTCTAAAGGACCAGAAGTATTTTCTACCGATGTACTTCTTACCTGATTGTAAATTAGTAATCCTGTAGACAAAACCGTACAAATCGTTAATATCCTCAGATAGAAAAGTTCTACCTTTAAAAACCCAGGGGTTTTCATAACTCATATCATATAATTCTATGAGCTATTATTTATCTTTAACCCTGACAAACCTAGTCTATTCATCATTAGGGTTTATGTCAAGCCCTTGATAAATATTCAATAAAGACTTATAATATGTCAGTCTACGTCAATAACATTATAATTGATACGGGAGCATATTTTTCTAGAGATTTTTATCTAGATAATATTGATGGCACCTCATTAGACTTGACTGGATATACGGCTGCTTCTCAAATTAGAAAGCATCCTGATAGTGTAAATGCAACTGCTAATTTTAAAGTTGGATTTATTGATAGAGAAAATGGAAGAATAAGAGTATCACTAGCGAAAACAACGACTGCAGGAATAAAACCAGGTCGTTATATGTACGATGTAATGTTTACTGATGATTCAGGTGATAAGAGTATTGTTATAGAGGGTAATATATTAGCAACACAAGATATAAGTACAGATTGTGTTAAGACTTCTTATACAAATGAAGAAATTGGATTTATTTTAGAAGCAGATGGATTTGGTAGTGGTGTAAGTGGAACATCTATTACTATTAATGATATTGATGACTATGGAATAGTTCGTTTAGGTTTTGTTAGCAATTGTGGAACTTTGAGTAATGCACTAGCCCTTATAAGAGACGAAACCAATAAAAATAGTTTGGTCACTTATCTTGAATCTGGTGGAGTTATATGGATAAACAGTGAATGGTATGCAACTAATGGTTGTGGTGATTTACCAGGATTGAATGAAATATTAGCAGCTCTTGGATCTGAAATCAGACAACTCAATGTAGATTCGGCAACTACTGGAAATATGACGAGAACCAGTGATAGTGCAGTTGTATCGTCAGGATTTCCATCTACATTAAATCATAATGCAAGTGCAACTTTTTCTGGTGGAACAGCAGTTTATACTGTAGGTACCAATAGAACTGTTGTTTATGAAAAAGTTGGTTATGGAATAATATATGTAACTGGAGATACTAATACTTTTGATCCTGGAAACTATGCAACTGTAGGACAAGAAATATACAATGCCCTCCGTGCTCTAGTTCTAAATAGTTAAAAAAGAATGTCGGCAGTATATACACACAATATTGATATAGATTGTGGGGCAGACTACGTACAAGAATATGATATGTTTGAGGTTGGCGGAGCAGTCGTTGACCTCTCAAATTATACTGCTAAGGCACAAATTAGAAAGCACAGAGATAGTGCAACAGCAGTAAGTTTTACTATTGGATTTGTTGATAGACTTGCAGGAAAGATTAAATTATCAATACCTAGTTGGACAACATCAAAAATTAAACCTGGTAGATATCTTTACGATATCCAGTTTACAAAACCGAACGGTGAAGTTGCTGTTGTCCTTGAAGGTTTTGCAAGAGCAAGAGCAGGTATCTCTACAGGATGTTCATTCTCATTACCAACCAGTGCTCAAAGACTTTGTATTGCTGTGATTGATGAAAATGATAGTAGATCAAAATCAACTATGTATACAAAGTGGGAAGAATTTAGAACCACATATCCAAATAGAACATTTTATCTTTTACAACCAACTACAGTTGGATTTGGCGTGAGTGTAAATACTAGTAACTATAATACTCTTAATTGTCCCAATAATTTCTTGGGAGAGACTACTGTAAACGTTCCACCTCTTATCTGATATGACTGCAATTACAACTCCATTCCAAATGGGTGCAGGACCAAACGTATTTCTTTCTCCAAACTACCTTCCAGTTTATGGTAGTGCAGGATCAAATCCAAATGGATGGACCTTTGGTGGTGGTGGAAACTACCCAAGACCATTTACAAGTTTCTCTCAAAGAGTTGTAGAAGCATCTAATAGTCTTGGACCTTTTGCTATTCCTATTGGTGCTACAAATGCAGGAAGTGGTAGACTATTC